GCAAGATGAGTAAAACCTATCTGGACAGGGTGCTGGCGATTATTGATGGAGATGAATTCGCTTAAGCGGGTTTTTCAATGCACAACTCATCATTGATATCAGGGGGTTACGTTCTAACGTGACCCCCTTTTGCTTTCCAGAAAAGTAAAAGGGCAAACCATGGCAGGCTGTGGTTCCGCAGGCGGGACTTGAGGGGACAAAACGGGGACAGTAAGCATAGAGAACAAAAAAGCCACTTTGTTAGAAGTGGCTTAATTATATGATTTTAAAGCTAAAATTTGGTGGCCCCTGTTGGGTTTGAACCAACGACCAAGCGATTATGAGTTCCTATCAGGACAACCAAAAATCAATAATTTACTTTATTTATCATTGATATGGTTTGCATCTGTTTGCCAATAAATGCCCTTTTTTGCCATTTACATCGCCATTTTATCGCCACTGCAATCTTAGAAAAAATTCATTCGGAAGGGAGAAATGCATCAATATGCAAGAAAGCGTCTCCTGAAATTTCTTTTAAGATATCCTGATACGTCTCTTTTTCTTCTAAAACACCAGCCAAAGCTTTTTCTTTTATTAATGGTATCGATTTAAATGCATTATCTACTATTTTCTCTGAATAAGTCGCTCTGTAAGTGCTAGCTTTGTAAATACCTACGAGTAGACTAAAGCACTGCTTATTGGTAAGGATCTTAGACACTTCTTCATCAGCGTTAATAATAAATTTAGCAAAGGTATTTGCACTGGTGAAATCATAAGCTCTAGCCTGATTCAGCAATATTTCAAATAGCTCATCCATCATCCAAGAACAATTTTGTACGATTGGAAATAGGTCTATATTATACTTGAACTTGCTTATTATTGAATTAACTGAGCGCTTGAAGTGTCCTTGCGATTTTTCTGGAGCAAGCTCTGAGATAACTCTAAGGTTTTGTAATGGGTGCTTTGATTTATTTATCGGGGTAGTTATGTCTGAGCTTTCATTGTTTTTTATAATGACCTCATTTAGCCTTATATAAGTTGGTGGGCTAAGGTCTTCTATTAGTTTGTAGTTGCAGGATATGAGCACGACAATGCATTCTTCACGTTCTGTTTTATGTATTTGCTTTTCAATTAAAATTTTCTTCATCGATGCTAAAACCTCATCTTTTGCACCGACATAACCCATTCCTAATAAAAATCTTAGCGCGTTTTTTTTGATTGTTTCATTAGGGCTATCTAGATTGTATATTAGCTTGTTTAAAAGATATGGTAAGCCTTCCGGTGATAATCTCGATAATTCATGTTGAACAATTGTAGCATAATCTGTGATTTTTAAAGTTGGAAACAAATTGCCTCCACCCAGGCTTTCTAATATCTCATCAGAAACTTGATGTGCAGATAATATTGGTTTTGATAAAAACCTAGAAATGGATTCAGAGAAAACATACCTTGCTTCCTCCGCTGAAGGTGAATGCCCTGAGGGATGCGCAGACTTATTCCTTAAGCTGCCTAAGAGATTGACGAAACTGGCATCTAACTTTGAGATTATATTTTCTTTAGATAAGCGATCGATCATTTCTTTCTCAAAAACAACCTGACTCTCTCTTAATGGAGTAATTTCATCATAGATTTTCTTGGCGGTACTGTTTACTAAGGATAATCTATCTAGTTTTGTGTATATATTCTCATGAATTGTTATGAAAGACATTATGATGCATGCTCTATGTGCGTCAGCCATGTAGCAACGAAGAGCCTCACGCATATAACTTTGCATATCAATGTCTTCAATTGTACCAATTAATTCTTCCATATCTCTTAAGTAAGCCATAAAGTACTCCGGTATGATGTGCTTGGTTTTAAAAATCTTATCTTGTTGTAACTGCGGATCTAATCAAACACTGACTCATTGATGTTAATAATTTCTCTTTCCTCTCCACAGGATTTTTTTGATAGAGGGTTTAACTTAACCGCATCTTCTAGATGCTCTGGCGCAAAGTGCGCATATCGCATCGTCATTTTGATGTCGGTATGCCCCAGCACACGCTGTAATACCAAAATATTACCGCCATTCATCATAAAGTGACTGGCGAATGTGTGGCGCAAAACATGGGTAAGCTGCCCAGCAGGTAGTTCGATTCCCGTTCTTTCCAGTGCAGACCGAAAAGCACCATAGCATTCACTAAAAAGTCGACCTTTTTTATCATTAGGAAGTGTCTCGTAAAGCTCTTTGCTAATGGGAACGGTGCGGTTTTTTCTGCCTTTCGTGTTGGTGTAGGTGATTTTGTATTTCGCGAGTTGGCTTTTTTTCAAACTTTCTGCTTCAGACCATCTCGCGCCAGTAGATAGGCATATTCTAACCACGGTTTCTAAATCAGGATGCTCATGCCGGTTACATTCCCCCAGTAGTACCTCAATTTGCTCTTGAGTTAGCCAAGCCATTTCCATTTCTTCCGTGCGGAAAGGGCGCATATTTTTCAGCGGATTTTCTCCCTTCCATTCTCCCAGGCGGTTTAGCTCATTGAATACTGCCCTAAAGTAGGCCAGTTCAAGGTTAAGGGTTCGGGGCGATACTTCCTTTACCCTATTAGAGCGAGCATGTTTTCCTTTTAACCGCTGCTCTCGATACCGGGAAAACATCTGCGCATCAAAATCGCGTGCGAGGGGTTCGCCCATGCACTCGAAAGCATGATGCATTGCCAACTGGCGTTTTAGACCGTCTTTCAAGGTAATGCCGTGAGCGCTATGCCATGCGTCAACCAGTTCTCTTAATGTGCGCCTGTCTTCCTTTTCCTCCTGCCAAGGGGTTTGAACGGTGTATTGCTCAAAGGCTAACGCCTCGCCTTTGGTGGCGAATTTCTTTCTGATGCGTTTGCCTTTTGCCCCGTTCGGGTAGATCTCACAAATCCAACCTCCAGCTGGATTTTTACGGACTGCCATCAATTTACCTCGCTGTATACACCCACTACACGACCAATCAGTTTTATCTCGTCAATTCCACATTCAAACGGAACTTTACCGCCAGTAACATGTAGTTTTTTTCCGGGTAATAAAGTCAGTTCTCTGATGCTGGTTGCCCCCTCAATATTAACCAACCAGAGACCATCAGAAAGAGAGGCATCTTGTTCTATGAAGTTCAGTTTCCCATCGGCGCGAACAGCAAGACCTTTTGACATTTGTTTGCTAAAGAAATTGGCATCGATACTCAATGGTGAATTTTCTTCGAGTTTTCCGTCACTAAGGGTGAATGAATCGATTGTTTTGGGATCCGTTGATGCAGGTTTACCGTCGAATTCAGAACCTTGACCAGTCAACAGCCATCGCAGGCTTGCGCCAGTCTCTAAGGCGCATTGCACGGCGAAATCATAAGAAATAGTTCCCCGCGTATAGCGATTTTGTAGGGAGCTAGCTGCGATGTTGAAATGGCGAGCTAACTGGATTTTTTGAGTAAAACCATATACTTGACAGATTCTATCCAGTAACTCGTCATTATTCACCTGAGTATCAAGTATCAATTTCTATTCCTTTGGGTATTTACTAATATTCAATTGGGTATTAGTATCGTTGCTAATTCGGGCAATCAGTGGCAGAAGTTGGCAAACAGAGACCATTGATTGCAAACATTGTCAAAATGGGAATCATGCAACATGGCTTCTGAAATCGCAATCATCAAAATCCCGTCTCCTGTAGTCACGCTTCAGCAATTCGCGGAGCTTGAGGGTGTTTCCGAGCGTACTGCGTATCGTTGGACGACAGGCGACACCCCACGTGTACCAATTGAAAAACGTGTCATCCGGAAAGGTTGTAAGAAAGCCGGGGGGCCTATCCGAATTTATTACGCTCGCTGGAAAGAAGAACAGCTACGTAAGGCTTTGGGGCACGCTCGTTTTCAGCTCATTATTGAGAATCCGTATTCACTTTAAGTGAATTATAAGGATGCAACATGTTTGATTTTCAGGTTTCCAAACATCCTCATTACGACGAAGCGTGCCGGGCCTTTGCGCAGCGTCACAACATGGCAAAGCTGGCCGAACGTGCAGGTATGAACATTCAAACGTTACGTAACAAGCTTAACCCTGAACAACCGCACCAGTTAACGCCTCGCGAAATCTGGACGCTTACAGACCTGACCGAAGACTCAACCCTCGTTGATGGTTTTCTGGCGCAGATTCATTGTCTGCCATGCGTGCCAGTAAATGAGCTGGCTCAGGAAAAACTGCAAACCTACGTCATGCGCGCCATGAACGAGCTTGGCCAACTGGCCGGCAACGCGGTTTCGCAAGAGCGCCTCACGCCATCGCGTAAAAACAGCATGATAGAGAGCGTGAACTCCGGGATTCGCATGCTTTCGCTGACCGCACTGGCATTGCAGGCGCGCCTCCAGGCTAACCCGGCTATGTCGAGCATGGTTGACGCCGTAAACGGCCTAGGCGCTTCTTTCGGGTATATGTGAGGCGATGATGAACACTGAACCATCGTTCGCGTCCCTCTTGGTTAAGCAAAGCCCTTCCATGCATTACGGACACGGCTGGATCGCAGGGAAAAATGGTAAGCGCTGGCACCCCTCATATGGTCAGTCAGAACTGTTAAATAGTTTACAGACGAAGCGCAAACCGTCAGTGGTTGAAATTTTGCTGAGAATTATTAAGAGGTCAAAATGAACGGATTAAATAGCACTGCTGGAAATATTCCGGTGGCAACGTTATTTAACAATTCTGATTGCTCAGAGGCAGAGCCGCAGACAATGAGCGGTGAGGAGTGTCTCGCCCGTTTTCATCAGAAATTAAAAATGACTGAAAATCGTGCACTAAGAAATTTTAATAAGCTGGATGATAATTTTAAATTTGTCGTCATGACACTGGCTAATCGCGCTAATCCCTGCGCATTTCGCACTGAAGAGATCGGCAAACCGTTTGAGTATTTCGACGTTAATCGCCGCAAAATGATAATTAACGCCATGAATGAAATTGCGCGCTGGGGAAGTATCCTCCCTCGCCGGTTTTCAATTCATGAATGCATATTAGCTAAATAAAAAAACGTAATTAATGGCGTAAACCCGCCGGGCATTCTTTTGCCCGAAATCTGGAGAAAGAACTATGCAACAGGAATTACCAAAAATGTTTGTCGCTGAAAAAGAGCCGCTGAGCATGATGCTCGAAAAGGCAAAACGTGAAGAGCGCTGCGCGCGTGCTACTGCCGTTTCATCGCGCCTTGAGGCTCTGGCTGTATACATCACGCGCGAAGGTATGAGCGGCAACGAAGCGGCTGAATTACTGCGCCGCGAAGCCACCCGCTACGACAACGAATCTCAGGAGTTGCACTGATGGCCGATGCAATGGATCTCATTCAGCAACGCGAGCAGGAAGAACGCGAGCGCCTTATCAGCATCGCGCGCAGCCGTATCTCTGCGCCTTCCCGCTTCACCTGTGAGGATTGCGACGCACCAATCCCGAAAGCCCGCCGTATGGCGATACACGGCGTCGCACTCTGCGTGACCTGCCAGCAGATAGCAGAGCTCAAAACCAGACATTACCGGGGCGTGTAAGTGGCAATTTCTTACGCTTACGCCTGGAATGCTCCTCGCTCAGCAATAGCCAGCCCTTATCTGACCTATTCAGAACAGCATCGCCGCGATCGCATGATTGCGGCGTTGCTGCATGCGCGCAAAGCGTTATCCCTCCAGCCTGAATGTGTGCGCTATGACGTGATGCGCACTGCTTCCACGCTGGAGCAACATCACGACAGTCAGCGAGCCAATGCCTTTTTAATCAGCTTCTGCAAAAAAGCATTGCCGCGCCTTGAACTGGTCGCAAGAAAATACCAGGCCTCCGGCATCAGGAGCGACGTTTCTGCCGCTGTATTCAACGGACATTTCGACACAAAAGATCAGCAGTATATGGCGTCGCGTCTGGTGAATATGGTTGCGCGTTACAACCGGCTCCCGGATATGTCTAAAGCCGATATCGATCTGCTGTCGGCTGATATTGCCAACTTTATCCGCTCAGAACTGGCAGACAATGACGACACCGAAGCCGGTGAGCTGAAAACGCTGTATCGCTGGTATATGCGTGCCGGAATGATTGCTTTGCAGTTCAACGTAACGCCGCCCCACTGGGAGCGCGTAACAAAGAAATATGCAGGCCAGGACGAAATCGCCCCGGCTGTCATGCGCATGTTTAACGAAAAGTGGTGGCGTGGCCGGTTGCGCCGGGTCGCAGCTGCATGGCGTGAACATCTGCAAATTGCCGTCGGTAACGTCAGCAAGAAAAAGCATGTTTACGCGAGTAAAAACTGCGTGACTGACTGGCGCGAGCAGAAGCGCCGCACCCGCGAATTTCTGAAAGGGCTGGAGCTTGAGGACGAAGACGGGAACCGCATCAGCCTCATCGACAAATATGATGGCTCGGTAGCTAATCCGGCCATTCGCCGCTGCGAGTTGATGACCCGCATCCGTGGCTTTGAAAACATCTGCAATGAGCTGGGCTATGTGGGTGAGTTTTACACGCTGACCGCGCCGTCGAAATATCACGCCACAACAAAAGCGGGCTACCGTAACCACAAGTGGAACGGCGCGAGCCCGTCCGACACGCAGGGCTATTTAACCTCACTCTGGGCGCGTATCCGCGCCAAACTTCATCGTGAAGAAATCCGCATATTCGGCATCCGCGTCGCGGAGCCACACCACGACGCCACGCCGCACTGGCACATGCTGATGTTTATGCTGCCGGAAGATGTTGAGCGCGTGCGTAAGGTCATCCGTGATTATGCGTGGCAGGAAGATGAAAGTGAGCTCAGGAGTGACAAGGCGAAAAAGGCACGTTTTCATGCTGAAGCCATCGATCCGGAGAAGGGAAGCGCAACGGGCTATGTTGCTAAATACATCTCAAAAAATATCGATGGTTACGCTCTCGACAGTGAGAAAGATGATGAAAGCGGTGAGCTGCTGAAAGAGTCGGCTCCCGCAGTTTCTGCCTGGGCGGCTCGCTGGCACATCCGTCAGTTTCAGTTTATCGGTGGCGCACCGGTGACCGTATACCGTGAATTAAGGCGTCTGGCTGATACCGAGACCGCCCACGGTCTGAGCGTCGAATTTGCAGCGGTACATGATGCCGCTGACGCCGGTGACTGGGCAGGCTATATCAATGCTCAGGGCGGCGCGTTTGTCCGTCGTGACGATTTGCTGGTGCGCACGCTTTACGAGCCGCGCGCCGAGTTTAACCAGTACGGTGAGGAGACTGTCTGCATTCGTGGCGTCTACGACGCAACGGTCGGCGCTGCCTCCCCTGTTCTGACCCGGCTCACGCAGTGGAAAATTGTTCCGAAGCGTGCCGTTGATTTGGCCGTTGACTTTAAGGGCGCGACCGCGCCCTCTCGGAGTTCTGTCAATAACTGTACGGGAAGCGAAGGTGATCTACCGCAGCTGAATTTAGCTAAGCCCCTGACTCGATACCAGAGGCGACAGCTAACGAACCGTTTAAGGGGTGAAAAAACAGAGGCTGGGCGTAAATTTATCCACGGAACATTAAAGCAGAACGAAGCCATAGCCAGGACAATAGACGAGATCCAACTTTTAACCGGAATAGCTATAAACCGGGGTGAGGCATTGCATCTTATCGCCCATGGTAAAAGCTGTTTTAGCGGTAAATGGTATCGTGGATCGGAGATCGGAGAAGTTTTTCCAGCATCCCAATCCTAAGAATTTAGGTCGAGAGCAATCATGCGTCATGTAGCAACGCTTGTCGGCAGTAAAGCCTAACTATTCAGCAACTTGGTGTTGTTTGTGCTCAAAGCACAGATAGTTGATGATAAAGGGTTTACAATTAGAAATAGCTAATATACTGTATATATAAACAGTATTTTAGGTTGTTTGGTTGTGAGTTGTAACAGGAGGGAAAATGCAGGATTATTTATTGGAGTCATTAAAGCTTCAGCGTATTGATTTTTTTATCAGACTTGTAGCAGCGAGCGAGTGCAGTGAAGAAGAAAAGTGCCTTGCCATACAGTGGGTTTCTGAGCTGACAGACGAGTTAATGGCGAAAATACGTAGCCACGAATATAACAAATCAATGGATGTAAACAATTAATGGCTATCTTTTTGCACGTCGAAATAATGAAAGATAAAGAGCAAAAGATGAGTCGTAATAAATTAGATTCCATTGAGCAGGAAATTATCAGTAGCTTAGAGAAACTGTCTTTTTCGTCTGAAATTTGTATAAGAAAAAGTCATTTCACGGTACTCAAAGAGCCTGCCATAAAACTTGATGAACAAAAAAACAAGTAATGGAAAACCTGAGCTTTATTTGGCAAAAAAAAGTTTGATTCACTGAGTAATCCCGCCACACGATTTTTTAGCGTGTGGCGGGATTGGGCAAATAGCAAGGCGAGGCGGCAGGGGGATAATATGGGCGTGAAAGATAGCAATTATCAGGTAGTTAAACTTGGCGAAAGCCTCCCAAGATTTGTCGATGGCGGCTGGGTCTTTTTCCAGCGTCTGAAAGAATACGGCGGCGGGTTGTGAGTGGGGAGAATATACACAGACGCTTTCATTTTTGGAATTGCAAGGCCGGTTTCGCTCATTGAAGGCATGCGGTTTATGATTTCAGTTAATTCAGCAGAATCAAGATACCTGGATTTTATTATCCAAGAAGAGGATCCCAATCTTTCCCTTTTTTAACATCACTACCGCGTTATGCTTATGAAATAATTGAAAAAAAATAAATAAAAACATAAAGCATTTACTCTCTACATAAAAGTGTTAGTCTATGCGTGGTTACCATACATTGTGAGGGTGTCTTATGTTTCGTTCTGATGAAAGTATGCAAAGTGGTTTTGAAAGGGCTTGTAGATATCTGGCACCGCATGGTGCCAGTTCAGAAGAGAGGGCACAGATCCGCGCCAAACTAGAAAAAATAGTTTCAGAATGTGGGCCTGTAATTGAGGAATACCCCGCATGGCACCCATTCTTAGCGGAGTCAGATCCAAGAAATTTTTCGGTCGGCCTTCCTAGTTATTGTCCTAGCTTCAAGGGGCTCGACCATACAATTTACTTAACGAACGGAATCATAACCTGCCCATATGAGCATGCTGTTGATGAACTGACAGATTCAATTGAGGATTTCAACCGTAATTTGTATTGCGGTGATGTAGCCCATATAACAATTGAGGAAATAAAAGATGTTATTTTATATAGTCCTCAGGCAACCCCCCTTCTAATTCGCTGCAAATGGTACGAAGGATTAGAAGAGGATGGAACAATTCGTCTAAGAGCAGCAATGGGTCTGATGTTGGAGAGGGAAACGCCCGCATGGAGGTGGGCATCATTTAATGAAAGCTGGGAAACTATGAAAGCCCAGATTTTAGGTGCTCCGCATGGTGCTCGTTCTTCTTTGTTTGTTAATCAGAATACCGGCCAACAAATGAAAAGCGTATGGAACCAACTTGTTAAAGCTGGTTTATGGGGCGATAAAACCAAAAATTGAAGCTTTTTTAGAGTGCGTGCGCATACTGCCTGTTTTTGCATTACCTAAAAGGGATCTTTAATCGTTCGGCCTGCCAGTATTGGCAGGCTTTTTTGTACTTTATGCACCTGCATTAAAACCGACATGCGAAGCGGGCAGGCGAGGCGGGGAAAGCACTGCGCGCCGGGAGTATAAATAATTAATTTATCTTGAGCTACAGCTACAGCTACAGCTACAGCTACACCTACACCTACACCTACAGCTACAGCTACAGCTAGGTGTTATGGTGATAGGGGAGGATAATAAGTTGTGTTTTAAGTTAACTAAGGAGGGTGTAATTTATGTGGATTAGTTTTACGTGATTCGTGTCCACTATGAGCGAAAAGCCGACGTTCGCAAATGGGTTGCCATCGATGTGGCAAGCAATGCTGTTTGTCAATAAATGGTAACATTCAGTTATTTTTGACATCTCGTCTAGCTTACGTATGCGTGAAAAAGTTCGCAAAAAATGTGAACAAGATCGACATTTAATTATTAAAAAAGTGTTTTAACTAACTGAATTCATCGTTATATTAGACTTTAATGGCAGTTGTGTTGTAAGACAGCTTTTGATAGTCATATATCATATATCATATATCATACTTTGAATTACGCACGCCCAATTGAATTTTTGTTAACTTCTACTCACAGTACCGGACTGATAAAAAAGGAATAATCATGGATGCAGATATCCAGTGGTTGCTGACTCAAAGCGAATCCCCCATTTTAGAATTCAAGCAAGAGTGGTACTGGAACGACACGACAGAAAAAGAAGAAATGAATGTAAAATGGGGCGAGTTTTTAAAAGACTTAGTTTCTTTATTTAATGGTTACTTAGGATATGTTGGAAAGCCGCGTCATTTAGTGTTTGGCTATTCTGAAAGTGAAAATAAAGGATATGATATCGATACGGCTGGTATTAAGCAGCTTTCGAATTTAATTGAGTTCAAAAAGGATCTTTTACGACGTCTGGAGATATTAATAACTCCAAGCCATCTTCATTTCTTAATAGAACAAGTGGAGTATCAAGGCAATAAGTTAATAATATTTGAAATCACCCCTCCAGCTTACTTAATAGAATTAAAGCGAGAATTACAGACAAAAACAAAATCATTAGATTCTGGATCTGTGCTTCTTCGTAAAGGCCAAAAAACAGATGAAGTACGAACAGCCTCACCTGCAGAAATTGAAAACATCAAAATAGAATTAAACGACTTTAGAGCAAGTGTTGATTATAATAAGTTCTACTTAGAGAGTGAAAGTCCGATATCAAAAGACAAAAGCATTGAAAAAACCATTCAATCTTATATGGATAAGAATACAAGCTATTCTTTAGCTGAAGGTTTTCCAGTAAAAATAAAAACATGGAAAGAAAATGTTATATATGAAATTTATAGGCTCATTGATGAATTTTCCGGAGTAAAAGAATTTATATATATACACGAAAATGCTAATCAAGGGAAAACACTATCAGATATAAAAAAGGCCGGGCGTTTAATTAATCAGGGTAGTGCAATTATTCTTATAGAAAGGCCGAATATAAAAGATATTGATAAAAGGAAAGAAAATCTAAAACGTCTTTTTGGCACGCAGTATGTTTATTTTATCGATGAGTTTGGCTACGAGTTTTTATATAAAGATTGCATCCTTCCATATGAGAAGTTTGATCAGTCTGATTTTGTGGACAGTTTTTATAAAAATGAAGAAGACCAAAATGTTTCCGCATTAGAGCGAGTCAAACAATGGTTTGATTCTGAAAATGAACCTCTTTTTGTTATAAGCGGACATGGTGGCATTGGTAAAACCACAATCGCAAAACAATTTCTTGACTTCGTCTATGAATCACATAAAAGCGGTGTTTTATTTATTGATTCAAAAGAAATCATAAATGAATTATCAAGAAAGTTTAGTTCAAAGAATAAAATATGTGATGTTTATGATTTCTATAATGCATTGATGGATTCTGATGATGGAGAGGGCTCAAGATTCAATAGAGAATTGCTTAAGCTTTCAATCGATAACGGAAGTCTAATAATTGCATTAGATGGTGTTGATGAAGTAATTGCGAAGTTAGGGGATAAATTTGATGTGGAAAAATTTATAACTTCTATTTTTGACGAATACTCATCAGAACTAAATAAAACTAAAATTTTAATTACTTGCCGCGATCACTTTTGGAATGATGTCCGCCGCAGTTTAATCATTCCAGAGATTAAAATAAGTCCTTTTAATGAGCAATTAGTTTTGGATTTCTATACGAAGAAATTAAACAATGATCAAAAGAAAATAGCAAAAGCTTTAGAGATTGCTGAAAAGTTTGCAATTGAACATAATGAAAATACAAAAAAATACATTCCATTCCTGGTTGATATCATTGCTCGTATTGTGAATTCACCAACATTCTCTGGATTGAATCAAATAGAGAAAAAGAGTGAATACCTTTCAAATGTTCACAATGTTGATATTTTAATATCACTGATATGTGAGCGAGAAATTGTCAAGTTGGGAACATTTTCAGTAGACAAACAGATGTTGTTTTTTATGAAGATGGCATCTGAGAAAACAAATGGAATTTCAATCTATGATGTTAAGAGCGTCTTGGCGGAAATTAATGTTGATAACAGTGACTCTGTTATAGAAAACTTCAAAGGCCATCCTTTAATAGATTTTTATGGCAATAAGTTTAATTTTCGATACGATGTTTTTGATATTTACTTTAAATCTCTACTTATCGTCAATTATTTTAAAAAATTAGACATCTCATCTCTCGACGAAAAAATGATTGATACCATCTCTGGCTATTTGAAATATGATAGTAGTTTTACTCGTTCAGTCTCAGAAAAGTTATCATTCTCTGATGATTTGCTGTTATTCCTATTGGAAAACATTGAGGTCATAAAAACAACAAACTCGGCTAGCATTGAATTATTCATATCATCCTTAGTTATTCTTACGCTTGATGTAATACATCTTGATCCAGTCTACCAATTCAATACTGAAACAAAAACAGAAATAATTGAAAAGCTTTTTTCAGATTCAGAAAATGTGATAGATGGATTATGCCTTACGGATGTTTTTGGTAACTCTAGCGCCAAAGCTATATTTGATTTTAGAAATAAAAAACTTATAAACTGTCATTTTAACAATTATCAATACTTTTGGGAGTGTTTGATGAATACAGACACTCGTTTTGAAAGATCAACATTTAAAGATATTGATCCTAGAGATGGAGTAAACTATACCCTCTATGATAATATGTTTTCAAATGATTGCGACCTAAATCTAATTAAGCATTTGATTTCAGAAAAAAAGCAAGAAGCTCAAAACTCTCTTGATTCGATTCGCACAGATGTTTTGAAAGCATTTAAAATTTTTTATAAAAGAGGTAATTTTTATCCTCGAAAACAAGAAGAGGTTCGCAAAAAACTTTCCACTATAACCATCCTCTCATACATGATAGATAACAATGTTATAGTTAAGTTTAAAGATCCCAAAAAACCAACGATGCAACAATATAATATATCCCCGAAATATAAAACAGTAATTGACTTTATTGAACAAGGCATTCCTTCAGAAGAGTTATCGACCTTGGTGAGTGATATTCAACTTAGCTTTTGATTATGAAATCAGAGCTATGCTCGGGTGAAGGTTTTAATTAAGGATTTTCGACCGGGGGGCGAGCCGAAAATATAGCCTCCTTGTAGCCGCTCGGAGGCGGCTGAAGGGGGTTATTCGTTGTCGGTATCGAGGATGTATTTCTGAAACCTGACGATCTCCTCGCCCGCCCACTCGTTAAGCTCCTGAAAGCGCGCCTGCAAAGGTATCAGCTCGTTGCGCACAAACACCTTTGCCACCTTCTCTACATCCCCGACAGATCCCGCATTTTCTGGCTTACAGCCCATCAGCTGAAACGGGATGCGGTGCGCATCGAGCAGGTCGCCCGCACTCACCTTTTTGATATTGAAAAAATCGTCTTTGGTGGCGACTTCACTCAGCGGCACAATTTTAATGCCGTCGGCCTTTCCGTTCGGCGCGTAGAAAAACAGGTTTTTGAAATTGCCGAGCCCTTTCGAATCGCGCATGGCCTTGCGCAGCGCCTCAACATCAGTACTGCTTTGCGCCGCGTCAGTGACATACATGATGTAACCGGCGTGCGCGCCGTTCTGGTAATACTTGCGACGAAACAGGGTCGCGCTCTCGTTGAGCCAGGCCGAGTTAAGTGCGCTCAGGTATTCGGGCACGCCGTAAAGTTCCTGGTTGATATCCGGCTCCAGCAGGTGGAACACCGAACCCGGCGCAAACTGGTGCGGTTTTGTGAAATTCTGAATATACCAGTAGGTGTCCTGTTCGACGCCGCGTCGGGTGTATTTGGCCGGGGAGGTTTCATACTTCACCGGCTTACCTGTGACGCTCAGGCGCTCCTCAATAAACGCATTCCCGAACACCATGTAATCGAGCGCGAAGCGGCTGAAATCCTGCCGTGACAGGCGCGGGTGCGGGATATAAGTCGACACCAGAATGTTACGCTTCACGTAAATCGGCGAGCTGTGGTGAACGGCGGCGCGCATGCTTTTCGCCAGCCCGGAGAAGCTGACCGGCGGCTCGTACCACTGGCCGTTATCGATGCACTCCACGTAGTCCAGAATGTCACGCTTATCGAGCACCGGCACCGGTTCGCCGAAGGTAAATGCCTCCATGCTCTGTGCGGGTGCGTCGGTCTGCTGGCGCGGTTTCGGTGTGTATTTCTTTTTATTTTTGCTCATCAGTTGAAGTCCAGAATGGAGGATGACGGCTGGCCGGTTGCGGCGGTCAGCGGCTCGTTAATCAGTACGTGCATGGTTGCCCAGGCTAAATCTGCGTGGCTGGCTTCCTCGGTGCGGCTGGCCTCGTAGGTGGCGCTGCGCCCGCTGCTGGTCATGGTTTTACGAATCGACATAAACGATTGGGTGATGTCGGTTGCGCTGACGTCATACTCCAGGCAACCGCGCGTGATGGTGTCTTTTGCCTTTAGCACCATGGCGGTTTTCATTTCCGGGGTGTAGCGGATATCGCGCGCTGCCGGATAGAACGAGCGCACAAGCTGGAACACGCCCTGACCGAGCCCGGTCGAGTCAATGCCGATGTACTCCACGTTATATTTCTGCGTAAGGGCGCGGATGGATTCGGCCTGGGTGGCAAAGTCCATGCCTTTCCACTGATGGCGCTCCAGGATGCGGAATTTGCCCCCGGCGACCACCGGCGGCGCGATAACCACGCATCCGGCACTGTCGCCCCGGTGCGACGGGTCGTAACCAATCCACACCACGCGATGCCCGAATGGCCGGTCAGCAAACGGCGCGTAGTCCTGCCATTCCTCCATGCTGTCGACCATGCAGCGTTGCAGCTCCTCGAACGGGAATACCGACGCCTTGTCATCGACAAACTCGCACATAAAGAGGTTGCGGAAGTCGTCTGCGCTGTTTTCGCGGCGCAGCGTGTCCAGGTCAAACAGGGTACAGCCCCCGGCGAGTGCGTCCTCGATGGTGACAATCTGCCGCCACTGACCATCCGCACACGCCACACCGCGCGCGAGTGCCGCATGACTGATATCAATCTCGACCCGCTCGCTGGCGCTGGCGCGCCCGCGGTTAAACAGGTCGCCTGACCAGAACGGGTAAGCACCGTGACCGAGTGAGGACGGGGTCGAAAAATAGGTCGTGCGCAGGTGTTTTTGTGACGCCATACCCGAGGCAACTTTGCGTAATTTCTGGAAATTGGGTATCCAGAAAATCTCGTCGACATACAGGTCGCCGTTATGACTCTGCGCGGTGTTGCTGTTGGTGCCGAGGAAAAGCAGCTCTGCGCCGTTGTTGCCGATGACAATCGGGTCGCCGCTCAGGTCAACATCAACCAGCCTCGCAAACGCGATGATGTATTTACGGAACACATACGCCTGTGTTTTCGATGCCGATAAAAATATCTGGTTCTGGCCGGTCGCAAGGGCGCGCAGCAGCGCCTCGCGGGCAAAATAAAATGTTGCGCCAATCTGGCGGGATTTCAGGATGTGGCGAATACGGTGTTCAAGCCCCGCCTTGTGCCAGTTGAGCTGATACTCAAATGACTGGTCGAAAAAAATCTCCTGTAATTTCCCGATCGCCTCCTCGCTGAAATAGTTCTTTTTCGGCTTCTTACGCTCGCCCTTGTTGCGGTTCGCTACGTTGGGATTGAGGTCCGCCTCGTTGCCGGTCTGGCCGTAACGGTTGATGCGGGCGAAGCGCTCCAGCTGGCGCGCGAGAAAATCAGCAACCTTGAAATCATGCGCAGTGAGATCGGGCTTGGCGTAAAGCTGAATCAGGCGCGCCTCAAGCGTGTTCCCCACCCGGTCTAGCGGGGCGGTCTCGTCCCATCCGTCGCGCTGTTTCCAGCTCTGCACCGTCGGGCGTTTGGTCTGCAACATTTCCGCGATTTGCGGCACGGAAAATCCCTGCCAGTAAAGCAGCGCGGCCTGCCGTCGCGGGTCGTTCAGGAGAGTGGTATCGGTGGTGATGGTCATGGGTGCCTCGCCGTAATCAGTACAGGGCAAGGCTACTGAAGCGCGGGCAGTGATTCGCTAAGGGGCTGATGTGCAGGCGGCAAGCCATCTGTGACTGATGGCGAACCAGCGGACGAGCCGGGAAACTACATCCTGACAAAACGCAATCCTTCACACAATCAGGACTCCTGACGATGGCAAAAAAAGTATCAAAATTCTTTCGTATCGGCGTAGAGGGCGACACCTGCGACGGGCGTGTAATCAGCGCGACGGATATTCAGGAAATGGCCGATTCATTCGATCCGCGCGTTTACGGCTGCCGCATCAACCTTGAGCATCTGCGCGGGCTTCTGCCGGATGGCGCGTTTGCCCGTTACGGCGATGTGATCGAGCTGAAAGCGGAGACAATTGAAGACGACTCCGCGCTTAACGGCAAGCTGGCGCTCTACGGCAAAATCGCGCCGCTCGACACCCTGGTCGATATGGTGACAAAAGGCCAGAAGGTTTACACCTCCATGGAAATTCAGCCGAACTTTGCCAACAGCGGCAAGTGCTATCTGGTCGGCCTGGCCGTCACTGATGACCCGGCAAGCCTCGGCACCGAGTATCTGGAGTTCTGTAGCAAGGCGAAACATAACCCGCTACAGCGTTTCAAGATGAGCCCGGAGAATCTCTTCTCTGTCGCCTCCCTGGCCGAGCTGGAGTTTGAGGACGTGCCCGACACCCTGCTTAACAAACTGACCGACTCCGTTAAATCCATTTTCAGCCGCAAACAGACCAGCGACGACGCGCGTTTCAGCGACGTGCATGAAGCGGTCACCACCATCGCTGAGCGTGTGCAGACCAGCGAAGACAGTGCCGGGGCGCGCTTTACCTCGCTGGAAACTGAAATCGCCACGCTGAATCAGCGCCTGACTGACCAGGCCACCACAACCGGCGCGAAGCTCAGTGCGATCACCGCCACCCTGGACAAAACACCGGATGGAACGCAGCCGCGCCGCACGCTCAGCACCGGCGGCGAAGGGGCATCCGTCACCCTGACCGACTGCTAATCCGACCAATTTCACAACAGGAAAACACCATGCGCAAAGAGACCCGTTTCAAGTTTAACCAGTACCTGACCCGCCTCGCCGAGCTGAACGGCATCGGGGTTGAAGACCTGAATAAAAAATTCAGCGTTGAGCCGTCAGTAACGCAGACGCTGTTTGAAAAAATCCAGCAGTCGTCCTCCTTTCTGCAACAGATCAACATGGTGGTGGTGCGCGAGCTGACCGAAGAGAAAGTCGGCATCGATGTTAACGGCACCATTGCCAGCACCGCCGACACCGACAACGGTGTTAAGCGCCAGACCGCCGATTTTTCGAAGATGGACGCCTATCGCTATTTCTGTAAGCCGGTGAACTTCGATTACCACCTGAAATATAACAAGCTCGATTTGTGGGCGCGTTTTCAGGACTTCCAGACCCGTATCCGCGACGCGATCGTCAAACGTCAGGCACTGGATTACATCACCATCGGCTTTAACGGCGTAAGCCGTGCGGCAACCTCTGACCGCCAGAAGAATCCGCTTCTTCAGGATGTGGCGGTCGGCTGGTTGCAGAAATACCGCAACGACGCCCCCGAGCGCGTAATGCACAACGTTACAGATGAGGCCGGGAAAATCCTTTCTGAAAAAGTCACCGTGGGTAAAAAGGGATACTACAAAAATCTCGATGCGCTGGTTATGGATGCACATGAGTCGCTGATTGCTGAAATCCACCGCGAAAACCCGGATATGGTCGTGATTTGTGGTCGCCGTATTCTGACCGACAAATATTTCCCGATGATCAATAAATTCCAGCCCAACAGCGAGCAGCTCGCCGGTGAGCTGATTATCGGTCAGAAGACTATCGGCCATTTGCAGGCGGTGCGCGCACCGTTCTTCCCGGCTAACGCCATTCTGATCACCACTCTGGATAACCTGTCGGTCTATCTGTATGAGGACGGTCATCGCCGCCACATCATCGAAAATCCGCAGCTCGACCAGGTGGAAAACTATGAGCAGGTAAAAGTCGATTTTGTTATCGAGGATTACGAAGCCGGATGCCTGATTGAAAACATCGAGATCCTTGAGCCGGAAGAGAAAGAGACGCCGGAAGAGGATTCCACGAAGGTGTTTGCGCAGCAACTGGCGAATGCCATGAAGGCACTTGCAGCCGGTGACGCTCCTGCCACCTCCTCAACTGGCGAAGGAGCGTAAACCATGTTGAGCCCCGCGCAGCGCCACATGATGCGGGTCTCGGCCATGAAGGCCGCGCAGCGGGATAACGCCCCGCTGCGTCATGCCACGCCGTACGAGCAGATGCTCGTCAAGCTGGCGTCAGACCGCAGAACGCTGAAAGAAATCCACTCGAAAGAACTCAAGGCAGAGAAAAAGCGCGACCTGCTGCCGTTTTACCTGCCGTGGGTAACTGCCGTGCTGGAGAACGGCACCGGTGCGCAGGATGACATTCTGGTGACGGTGATGCTGTGGCGTCTCGATGCCGGTGATCTCCTAGGTGCACTGGAAATCGCCCGCTACGCCCTGCGTTACAGCCTCGCGATGCCGGAAAAACACGCCCGCACCGTGCCTTACATGCTGGCCGAAGAGGTGGCGCTGGCGGCACTGCGCGCCCGTGATGCCGGTCAGCCGGTCAGTGCGGCGATCCTGCTGGAGACCCTCAGTCTGACCGCGCAGTCGGATATGCCTGATGAGGTGCGTGCGCGCCTGCATAAAGTCACCGGCCTGACGCTGCGTGATGCGGGTCAGCTTAATGACGCGATGACCCATTTGCAGCGCGCCGTACAGCTCGACCGCAATGCCGGAGTGAGGAAAGACATTGAGCGCCTCACGCGGGAATTAAATCCGAAGCCCGCCGCCGCAAAGCCCGCGCCGAAAGCGCCCGCGAAAGCTGCACAAGCGAAAAAAACAACGACGCCGGTGAAACGGGGGCGGGGTCGCCCGCGCAAGGTCACCGGTTAAAAGAATGCGCCCCGCGCCAGGGCGGCACGCCGGTCAATGAGGGATTTCCCTTCTGCGACCGGCGTCCACCGCCCACCCTTTCTGAGGTAGTCATGACGACGCTGATTATTAAAAAAGATGCACCGCAGCCAGCCAGGACGGTTGTTATCCCGCCGAACGCGGACAGTGAGCCGGTGATTGAAAACACCTTTTTCTTTCCCGCCATCGACCCGAAGCGCGTGCGCGAACTGATGCGCCTAGAGCAGACCATCGCCCCGGCACGGCTGCGCAACGCCATCAAAACCGGCATCGCCGAGACCAACGCGGAGCTTTACGACTGGCGCGAAAACCAGATTAAGGCCGGGTTTGCCCGCCTCGCGGATGTGCCGTCGGACTCGCTCGACGGTGAAAGCGTGCGTGTTTTCCATTACGAGCGCGCCGTATGTGCGATGGCAACCGCCACGCTGTACGAGCGTTATCGCGGTGTGGATGCGAGCGCCCGTGGTGACAAGAAAGCCGACAGCATCGACACCACGGTCGATGAGCTGTGGCGGGACATGCGCTGGTCAGTGGCTCGCATCCAGGACAAACCCCGCTGCATCGTGGGGCAGATCTGATGAAAGCCATCGCGCATCAGGGCGACACGCTCGATGTTATCTGCGCCCGGTATTACGGGCGCACGGCGGGCATTGTCGAGACCGTCCTCGCGGTTAATCCAGGTCTGGCAGAGCTCGGAGCTGTGCTGCCGCACGGCACACCAGTTGAACTGCCGGACATTCACACTTCACCTGTCGCGGAGGCCGTCAACCTGTGGGACTGACTATGGAACGCTTTACCTCCTTTATCGCCTACTGGCTGAGTGCCGCACTGGCGGCGTTTGGCGCGGTCACCCCGCAGGATTTCGCGGCTTACGCCGGTGTGATCGGCGTGGCGCTGACGGTGAGCGTTAACTGGTATTACCGCCGGAAAAGTTATGCCCTTCTGGCTCAGCTCGGACAAAACACCCTCAGCGGTAAGGAGATCGGTAATGTCATCAGTCGTTAAGCGTTGCAGTTTGGCCGCCGTGCTGTTGCTGGCGGCACTGAGGCCTGATTTTCGTCTGCTTCACACCTCGCAGGACGGGCTCGCCCTGCTGGCTGACCTTGAGGGGTGCCGCCTGCGTCCCTACCAGTGCAGCGCCGGGGTGTGGACGTCAGGCATCGGCCACACTGCCGGGGTCACTCCCGCGCGTGACATTACCGAACGGGAGGCGGCGACAAACCTTGTCGCGGATGTGCTCGGCACCGAGCACCGTCTCGCGGTCTGCGCGCCGGTTGAGATGCCTCAGCACGTTTATGACGCTGTGGTCAGCTTTGCCTTTAACGTCGGCACCGGTGCAGCGTGCAGTTCAACACTGGTGTATTTCCTCAACGAGAAAAAATGGAAACAGGCATGTGACCAGCTCCCGCGCTGGGTCTATGTCAGGGGCGTGAAAAGCACCGGGCTCGAAAACCGGCGACAGCGCGAGCGCGAATACTGCCTGAAGGGGGCGCAATGAAAACACTGATTATTTTGCTGGTTCTGGCTGTGACCGGGTTGCTGTGGATGCGCCAGGAAAACAACACGCTGCGCGGGTCGTTCGAGCGCGCAAACCGGGTTGCCGGTGAGCAAAAAAACACGATCGGGATGCTGAAAATTCAGCTCAGTGTCGCCCATGACCGGGCGGACAAAAACGAACGGGCGCAGGTGGATTTGCGCCAGAAACTTGACGCTGCCAGCGTACGGGAAGCCCGCCGCGAGCAGACCATAACGAGGTTACTCAATGAAAATGATGCCTTTCGCCGCTGGTACAGCGCTGACCTGCCTGATGCTGTGCGCCGGTTGCACCACCGCGCCGCCTGCGCCAGTGCCGGTGACTGTTTACAACGCCTGCCCGAAAGTCAGCCTCTGCCCGATGCCGGGAAGTGATCCGAAGACCAACGGCGATTTGAGCGCTGACATACGCAACCTTGAGCGCGCGCTGGAAAACTGCGCGCTCCAGGTCGAAACCATCAAACACTGCCAGGACGAAATTGATGCTGAAACCCGAGAGCCTGCGAAAAGCCCTGGCTGATGCCGTGCCGGTGCTGGCAACAAACCCGGAAATGCTGCGCCTGTATGTGGATGGCGGCAATATCGCCGCCACGCTGGCGAGCTCGTTATCCTTCGAAAAGCAGTACAGCCTGAATGTGGTGGTGACCGATTTTACCGGCGATTTTGACCTGATCCTCGTGCCGGTGCTGGCGTGGCTGCGCGAGCATCAGCCGGATATTCTCAGCACCGACACCGGGCAGAGAAAGGGCTTTACCTTTGAGGCAGATATCAACAACGACAGCAGTTTCGATATCAGCATCAGCCTGTTAATGACCGAGCGCACGCTGGTCAGGGAGGTGGGCGCAGCGCTGCATGTGGAGAACATCCCCGAACCGCCGCCGCCGGAGCCGGTGACACGCCCGGTCGAGCTTTATGTGCACGGCGAGCTGGTGAGTAAGTGGGATGAGTGAATTTAAGCCGTTCGAGGAGAAGCTGAAAGGCCTGCTCGATGCGATGTCACCCGCCGCTCGTCGCCGTCTGGCTGTGGATATTGCGAAGAGGCTGCGCCAGAGTCAGCAGCAGCGCATTAAATCGCAGAAAGCGCCCGACGGCACCGCATATGCCCCGCGCAAACCCCAGCGAATCAGGGACAAGAAAGGCCGGGTTAAACGCGCGATGTTTGCGAAACTCCGCAATGCCCGTTACCTGAAAGCCAGCGGCGACGATAAATCTGCCGTGGTTGAATTCACCGGCAAAGTGAAGCGCATTGCCAGAGTTCACCAGTTAGGGCTAAAAGATAAACCAGAGCGCAACAGTGCCGAGGTTCAGTATCCGGCGCGCCCGTTGCTGGGCTTTTCTGATGATGACACCACGCTCGTCGAGAACATCATTATTGAGCATCTCGCCCTCTGAGCTGTGCCATTCCTGAGCTAACTGCCTCTGATTGCCGCCGGTTTACCCCGGCGGCATTCTCTGTCGTATGAACATACCAGCAAACATCAATGAACTTGCCCGCGCACTCCGCAACATGGTACGCACCGGCATTGTGGTCGAAACCGATCTCAGTGCCGGGCGCTGCCGTGTGCAGACCGGCGGCATTGTTACCGACTGGCTCCAGTGGCTGACGCAGCGCGCCGGCCGCGCCCGCACATGGTGGGCACCCTCCATCGGCGAGCAGGTGCTGATCCTGGCCGTGGGCGGCGAGCTCGATACCGCCTTTGTGCTGCCGGGCATTTTTTCCGACGGCAACCCCGCCCCGTCTGCCTCAGCCGATGCGTGGCATGTTGCATTCCCCGATGGCGCGGTAATTGAGTACGAACCCAGAACCAGCGCCCTGACCGTCAGCGGCATCAAAACCGCCACGGTAACCGCCTCTGAATCCCTTACCGCGACGGTGCCTGTGGTGACCGTTAAAGCGTCCTCGCGTATCACGCTTGATACGCCGGAAGTGGTCTGCACCAGGAGACTGATCACCGGCTCGCTGGAAGTTCAGCAGGGCGGCACCCTGCGCGGCAACATCGAGCACACCGGCGGCGCGCTCTCCTCTAACGGCAAGGTACTGCACACCCATAAGCACCCCGGCGACAGCGGCGGAACAACCGGAGCGCCACTATGACCGCGCGTTATATCGGTATGAGCCGCAGCACCGGCAGGGCGCTGACGGATGCGGAGCACATAAGCCAGAGCCTCAGCGATATCCTGCGTACGCCTGTAGGCTCGCGGGTGATGCGCCGTGATTACGGCTCGCTGTTGTCCTCCCTGATTGACCAGCCCCAGACCCCGGCGCTTGAGCTGCAAATTAAGGTGGCCTGTTATTTCGCCGTGCTGAAGTGGGAGCCGCGTATCACGCTGAGCGCGGTGGCGACCGAACGTCAGTCTGATGGCCGCATGGTGGTCAGCCTGACCGGCGAGATTGCCACCACCGGCGAGCCCCTTTCGTTAACCATCCCTGTGAGCTAACCCATGCCGATTGTTGATTTAAGCCAGCTCCCCGCGCCTGATGTGGTCGAGCAGCTCGATTACGAAAGCATTCTGACTGAGCGCAAGGCGACACTTGTCTCGTTGTTTCCGGCAGAGCAGCAGGAGGCGGTCGCCCGCACGCTGGCGCTCGAATCGGAGCCGCTGACCAAATTCCTTGAGGAAAATGCCTACCGGGAAGTTATCTGGCGTCAGCGTGTTAACGAGGCCGCGCGCGCAACCATGCTCGCCTTCGCTGCCGGTAACGACCTTGACGTCATCGGGGCGAATTACAACGTCTCGCGCCTGGTGATCACCCCGGCAGATGAAGATGCATTCCCGCCCGTTGCAGCGGTGATGGAGTCCGACAGCGATTTTCGTCTGCGCATTCAGCAGGCGCTCGAAGGGCTTAGCGTGGCCGGGTCTGTCGGCGCGTATGAGTTTCACGGGCGCAGCGCTGACGGGCGGGTCGCTGATATCTCTGTGACCAGCCCGCAACCTGCCTGTGTCACGGTCTCGGTGTTATCCCGCGAGGGCAACGGCGCAGCCTCTGATGAGCTCCTTGCCGTGGTGCGTAATGCACTCAACGACGAGGACGTCAGGCCGGTGGCTGACCGCGTGACGGTACAGTCGGCCAGCATTGTCGATTACCGGATTAACGCCACCCTTTATCTCTACCCTGGCCCCGAAAGTGAGCCGGTGCGCAGCGCCGCCGAAGCAAAGCTCGGCGCATACATCACCGCGCAGCACCGGCTCGGGCGCGATATCCGCAAATCCGCCATTTATGCCGCCCTGCACGTTGAGGGGGTGCAGCGGGTCGAGCTCGCCGCGCCGGTTTCTGACATTGTGCTCGACAGCACCCAGGCCTCTTACTGCACGGATTATCAGATTGTGATCGGGGGTTCTGATGAATGAATCGCGTCTGTTGCCGGTGGGTTCGTCCCCGCTTGAGGTGGCGGCGGCGCGTGCCTGTGCCGATATCGAAAACACCCCGATACCGCTGCGCAGACTGTGGGATCCCGACACCTGCCCGGTGCACCTCCTGCCGTGGCTGGCCTGGGCGTTTTCGGTCGACCGGTGGGATGAGAAATGGCCGGAGGAAACGAAGCGCGATGTGATCCGCAGCGCGTATTTCATCCACTGCCACAAGGGCACCATAGGGGCGGTGCGTCGTGTCGTTGAGCCGCTCGGCTATGTCATCAACATTATCGAGTGGTGGGAAAACAACGAGCCGCCAGGCACATTCCGGCTTGATATCGGCGTCCTCGAAACCGGCATTTCGGAGGAAATGTATCAGGAGATGGAGCGGCTTATTGCCGATGCGAAACCGGCCAGCCGCCATCTTATCGGGCTCAATATTATTCAGGATGTTGCGGGATATCTTTTCGCCGGTGGGGCGGGTTACGACGGCGACATTATTACGGTTTATCCGGGTTAAGTGAGAAAAGCATGACTGCAAAATACAGAACGGTGGTCACCACCGCAGGCGCGGCAAAATTTGCCGCCGCGCTCACACCGGGCGGTAAGAAAGTGAATATTACCGCGATGGCCGTCGGCGACGGCGGCGGTAAGCTTCCCCAGCCCGACGCAGGCCAGACAAAGCTGATTAATGAAGTCTGGCGCAATAAGCTGAATAAAATCAGCCAGGACAATAAAAACAAAAATTACATCGTGGCCGAGCTGGTTATCCCGCCGGAAACGGGCGGGTTCTGGCTGCGTGAAATGGGGCTCTATGACGACACCGGCACGCTGGTTGCCGTCAGCAACATGGCCGAGAGTTATAAGCCAAAACTCGAAGAGGGTTCCGGGCGCGCGCAGACCCTGCGCATGGTTATCATCCTGTCGGATCTGGCGTCCGTTGAGCTGAGTATCGACGCCACAACCGTGATGGCCTCGCAGGATTACGTTGACAGTAAGCTCCTTGAGCATGAGCAGTCGCGCCGCCACCCTGACGCGACGCTCAGCGCAAAAGGCTTTACCCAGCTCAGCAGCGCGACCGACAGCCCGTCAGAGACGCTCGCCGCCACACCGAAAGCTGTTAAGGCGGTGTATGACCTTGCCAGTGCCAAATACACCGCGCAGGACGCCACCACGGCGGGCAAAGGGATTGTGCAACTGAGCAGCGCGACCGGCAGCACTGCCGAGACGCTCGCAGCAACCCCGAAAGCTGTTAAGGCGGCGTATGACCTTGCCAGCGCCAAATACACGGCGCAGGACGCCACCACGACGCAAAAAGGTATCGTGCAGCTCAGCAACGCAACTGACAGCGAGTCAGAAGCGCACGCCGCCACATCAAAAGCGCTTAAAGCCGTGGTTGATTATGCGAGCTCAAAATATGTTGCGCAGGATGCCACCACGGCGCAGAAAGGTATTACCCGGCTCTACAGCGGCACCGACAGCAACACGGAGGTGCTTGCCGCGACGCCAAAAGCGGTCAAAACAGCCTACGATACGGCAGTGAGAGCCAATGAAAATGCAGAGGGACGCGTCCCGAAAGGGGCGGGGCTCAATACCTACGCTGAGCTTATCGGTGATGTTGCGGTTGAGTTGCGCCAGCGTTCAGGTTTTTTTAATTCGCCCTCCGCGTTAAACGGGATGCCCGGCGGTCACCCCTGGAAGCATTACATCAATTCTGCTCACGGCAACAGCGTCGGTTACAACACGACAATCGGGATTGATTTCTACGGCAAATACATCGGTTTTGCCGCTGTCTGCGACGGTAAATTTAACGGCTGGAAAATGATCCACCACGACGGTTATAACACCTGTCCGGTGGGCACCCCGATCCCGTGGCCGTCTGACAACATCCCCGAAGGCTATGCCCTGATGGCGGGGCAGGCGTTCAATACCAGCGCGTATCCGTTTCTGGCGGCGGCCTATCCGTCAGGTGTGATCCCCGATATGCGCGGCTGGACGGTGAAAGGTAAGCCCGCAGGGGGGCGCGCCGTGTTATCTCAGGAGATGGACGGCATCCTGTATCACGATCACCCCGTCAGCGTTTCCGCAACTGACCTGGGGACGAGAGCAACCAGCGCTTTTGACTACGGCACCCGCGAAACGAGCGCATTTGATTACGGTACAAAATCCACAGATGCGACGGGCGAACATACGCACGTATCGGGGGTGAGGACGCCGCCTGATGTCGCCCTTTACGGGGTGGTGGCTGCTTCCGCAGGGAATTACACGGCGGGTAGCCGCAGTGCCGCCACCTCGGCAATTACCGCCTCCGCAGGGTATCACGCACACAGCGTTGCGATTGGCGCACATAACCACGCCGTCGCCCTCGGTGCGCACGCGCACACCGTCGAGATTGGTGCGCACAGTCATACCGCAACGGTCTCCGGGGTGGGCAACCGGGAAAACACCGTTAAAAACATCGCATTTAACTACATCGTGAGGCTTGCATAATGTTCAGAATGTCCGACAAACCGAGGACAATCACCGTCTATAACCTGAGCGCGGAAACCGGGGAATTTATCGGGAAAGGAAATGCGTATATTCCGCCTCAGACAGGTCTGCCCGCACACTGCACCGATGCACGTCCACCGCAGACGTCTGCCGGTAAAGTGGCGGTGTTTGACGCTGAAACCGCGAGCTGGAATGTCATGGACGATCACCGGGGCGCGACGGTGTTTGATACTGTCACCGGGGAGCAGATCCATATTGCTGCACCGGGCGCACTGCCCGAAAATGTCACCCTGCTTTCACCCACCGGCAGTTACCAGAAATGGGACGGTAAGCAATGGGTTGATGACCCTGAGGCAGAACGCGCCGCGACAATGGCGAAAGTGACGGAAATGAAAAGCGTGCTGATGACGCAGGCAAGCGAAGCCATTGCGCCGCTACAGGATGCCGTCGAGCTGGAGATTGCCACCGGTGACGAGCAGGCGCAGCTCGCCGCGTGGAAAAAATACCGGGTGTTTCTCAACAGAATAGACACCGAAGCTGCGGAAATCGTCTGGCCTGATAAACCAGCATGATGCACAAAAAAGCCCTCCATGTGAGGGCAATCATTTTGCGTCGATTCTTGTAATCACGATATTGCATAGTTAGTGGCTCATCCGTGAGCCTTTACCCTGGGCTGGGCAGATATCCTTTCAGGAGCCGGTTTAATCATGGTCCAGGTCTGATTATTGACAAGCGTAAGCGGTAAAATTTTTTGTCCGTTGTTGTCCAGCACGGCACCCATCCCGGATAAATAGCCCCGACCCCGCACACCCTGGAAAATAGCACTCACCCCAACACCACGGAGTTAAACGGATGAGTGATTATCATCACGGCGTGCAGGTCGTCGAAATCAACGACGGCACGCGCGTTATTTCCACCGTCTCAACCGCCATTGTCGGCATGGTCTGCACGGCCAGCGATGCCGACGCGGCAACGTTCCCCCTCAATGAGCCGGTACTGATTACCAGCGTCCAGAGCGCCATCGCTAAGGCCGGGAAAAAAGGCACCCTTGCCGCCTCGCTACAGGCCATCGCTGACCAGTCAAAACCGGTGATTGTCGTTGTACGCGTTGCCGAGGGCACCGGCACCGATAAGGAGGCCGCATTCGCACAGACGATTTCCAACATCATCGGCACCACGGATGAAAACGGCAAATACACCGGCCTGAAAGCGCTGCTTACCGCCGAAGCGGTGACCGGCGTCAAACCGCGCATTCTTGGCGTGCCGGGTTACGACACGCACGAGGTGGCGAGCGCCCTTGCGCCTGTCTGCCAGAAGCTGCGCGCGTTTGGCTACATCAGCGCGTGGGGCTGCAAAACGGTATCAGAGGCCATCGGTTATCGTGACAATTTCAGCCAGCGCGAGCTGATGGTCATCTGGCCGGATTTTCTCGCCTGGGACACCGTGACCAGCACCACCGCAACGGCTTACGCCACCGCCCGCGCGCTCGGCCTGCGCGCCGCCATCGACCAGTCTGTCGGCTGGCATAAAACCCTCTCTAACGTTGGCGTGAACGGCGTCACCGGCATCAGCGCGAGCGTGTTCTGGGATTTACAGGAGCCCGGCACCGATGCCGACCTGCTCAACGAGGCGGGCGTCACCACGCTTGTCCGCAAGGATGGTTTCCGCTTCTGGGGTAACCGCACCTGCTCGGACGATCCGTTATTCCTGTTTGAGAACTACACCCGCACTGCACAGGTTATCGCTGACACGATGGCGGCGGCGCATATGTGGGCGGTCGACAAGCCGATCACCGCGACTCTCATCCGCGACATCGTTGATGGCATCAATGCCAAATTCCGCGAGCTGAAAACTAACGGTTACATCATCGATGCGACCTGCTGGTTTGATGAGGAAGCCAACGACAGGGAGACCCTCAAGGCCGGAAAGCTGTATATCGATTATGACTATACGCCGGTTCCCCCTCTCGAAAATCTGACCCTGCGCCAGCGCATCACCGATAAATATCTGGCGACGCTGGTCTCGGCCGTCAACAGCAAATAAGGAGCCTGATTAAATGGCCATGCCGCGCAAGCTCAAATACATGAATGTGTTTCTCAATGGCTTCAGCTATCAGGGGATCGCCAAATCCATCACCCTGCCGAAGCTCACCCGCAAGCTGGAAAACTATCGCGGGGCGGGGATGAACGGCGTCGCGCCGGTTGATATGGGGCTCGATGATGATGCGCTCTCGATGGAGTGGTCGCTCGGTGGCTTCCCCGACTCCGCTATCTGGGAGCTCTACGGCGCAACCGGCGTTGATGCCGTGCCGATCCGTTTTGCAGGCTCCTACCAGCGTGACGACACCGGCGAAACCGTGGCCGTTGAGGTGGTCATGCGGGGGCGTCAGAAGGAAATCGACACCGGCGAAGGCAAACAGGGCGAAGACACCGAGTCGAAAATCTCGGTTATCTGCACCTATTTCCGCCTGACGATGGACGGTAAAGATCTCATCGAAATCGACACCCTCAATATGGTCGAGAAGGTGAACGGCACCGACCGCCTCGAACAGCACCGCCGCAATATCGGCCTGTAATGCTCACCCGGTCAGCGCCGCTGGCCGGTTAACCCTGAAACCTGATTAGGACGAGAACACTATGACAAACGACAACGTAATCACCCTGGAAAACCCGGTTAAACGTGGCGAGCAGATTATCGACCAGGTCACCCTGATTAAACCCACCGCCGGAACGCTGCGCGGTGTCAGTCTGGCCTCGGTGGCAAACTCTGACGTCGATGCACTGATTAAAGTGCTGCCTCGCGTGACGTCCCCGTCGCTGACCGAGCATGAGGTCGCGGCGCTGGAGCTGCCTGACCTTGTGGCGCTGGCCGGTAAGGTGATCGGTTTTTTGTCGCCGAGTTCGGTGCAGTAACCTTCCCGAAAAATCTGTCGGTTGATGACCTGATGGCGGATATTGCGGTGATTTTCCACTGGCCGCCATCAGAGCTTTATCCCATGAGCCTGACCGAGCTCACCATATGGCGCGAAAAAGCGCTCCAGCGAAGCGGAAACACCAATGAGTGATGTAAAACTTCAGGTATTGCTCAAGGCCGTTGACCAGGCGACCCGCCCGTTTAAAGCCGTACAGGACGCCAGCCGCACGCTGGCGGGAAATATCCGCACCTCACAGGGTGAGTTACGGGAGCTGAATGCGCAGGCTGGCCGCATTGAGGGCTTTCGTAAGACCAGCGGTCAGCTGGCTGTCACCGGTCACGCCATGAAAAAAGCGCAGGAGGATGTCGCCAGACTGGCCGCAGAGATGCGCAGCACAGCCAGCCCGACACGCGCACAGGTTAAGGCGTTTGAGGAGGCCAGACGCAGCGCCGCCGCATTAAAAACTAAATATGACAGCCTCAAGGAATCCGCACACCGCCAGCGTACCGCGCTGAGGGATGCGGGTATTGATACGCGTAATTTATCCGGTGCCGAGAGAAGCCTGCGCAACGATATCGCCCGCACCACCGCAACGATGGAGCAACAGCGCGCGGAGCTTATCCGGATCAGCCGTCAGCAGGAGAAACTTAACGCCGTCAGTAAGCGGTACGAGCGCGGCAAAGCGATCGCGGCGGGAGTGAGAAACACCGGCGCAGCGGCATTCGGTATCGGAACGGCGAGCCTGTACGCGGGCAGTCGCATGATGGCACCGGTGGTGGAAACACAGAAAAGCGGCACGCTGATAGCCGCGCGGCAGGGCGAAAACGCCGAACAAGGGAAGCAGTACACGCACATTATTCAGGATATTAACGGCTCGGGCGTCAGCGATAACATTGAGCAAATCACCGAGGCGCTGTCCGCAGTACGCAGCACCCTCGGCACATTCGGCGCAACCGGTGAGGCAGAGCTCAGCCGCATCACCCGTAAGGCACTGGATATGCAGACGACTTTCGGTAATGACGTACCGGAGAGCATCCAGATAGCGGCGATCATGATGAAAAATGGTCTCGCTGCAAACAGCGATGAGGCAATGGATTTGCTTGTCTCGGGCATGCAGAAAGTCTCGGCGCAGATGCGCGGTGAACTGCCGGAAATCCTTCACGAATATTCGACCCATTTCCGCAGTATGGGCTTTACCGGCGCGGAGGCGATGTCGCTGCTTGTTGATATGTCCCGTCAGGGTAAATTTGCCCTGGATAAAACCGGTGATGCGATTAAAGAGTTCAGTATTCGCGGATCGGATATGTCGAAAAACAGCGTCGAGGCTTACAAGAAAATCGGCCTGAATGCGGCAAAAATGTCGACAGCCATCGCCAGCGGTGGAGAAAAAGCGCGTCAGGCGATGCAGAAGACGGCGAAGGGGTTGTTAAAAATCAAAGACCCGGCAGAGCGGGCAAACACCGCTATCATGCTTTTTGGCACGCCGATAGAAGATTTGTCCGTTGACCAGATACCGAAGTTTCTTTCGGCACTGGCCAGGACACGCAACGAGCTCGGGGAGGTGAGCGGAGCCGCAGAAAGAATGGGCGGCACACTGCGCGACAACCTGTCGGGCGATGTGGCGAAACTCCAGGGCGAATTTGCTCACCTGCGTTTTCAGGTGTTCGCGGAAATGGACAAGAGTGTCCGCAAACTGACGCAGACCGTCACCGGATGGCTGGGAAAATTAAATGCCTGGGTAGGCAAAAACCCCGAACTGGTGACAAAAATCGTCATGCTGACCGGTGCGGTTGCCGGTGTGATAGCGGTGCTCGGCGGTATCGGTCTTGTCGTCTGGCCGGTGATTACCGGCATCAATGCCATCGTTGCCACAGCGGGCGTGCTGGGGACAGTGTTCAGTGTGGTCGGCGGCGCGATCATGACGGTACTCGGCGCGCTCACCTGGCCGATTGTCGCCATTGGTGTTGCCATCGTCGCCGGGGCGCTGCTCATCCGCAAATACTGGGAGCCCATTTCCGCCTTTTTCGGGGGAGTGATGGAGGGGCTTAAGGCCGCATTCGCCCCGGTCGGGGAGCTGTTTTCCCCCCTTAAACCGATGTTTGACTGGCTGGGCGAAAAGCTTAAGGCCGCATGGGACTGGTTTAAAAACCTGCTTGAGCCGGTGAAGTCCACACAGGAGCAGCTCGACTCCTGTCGTGATGTGGGCAAGCGGTTCGGGCAGGCGCTGGCGGATTCGCTGATGCTGCCGCTCAATGCATTTAACAAGCTGAAAGCGGGCATAGACTGGGTGCTTGAAAAGCTCGGCGTGATTAACAAGGAGTCGGGCACTATCGACCAGACTGCCGGAAAAGTCAGCGCTGCCCGCACCGGGGAAACCGCCGGTGCAGTGAATACAGGAAGCGCCTATGTCCCGGCGACCGCGAGCTATGGCGGGTATCAGGCTTATCAGCCGGTGACCGCACCGGGCGGGAAATCTTACGTCGACAACCGTCAGAGCAATTACACCATCACGATGAATAACGGCGGCGCGCCGGGTGGCGAACTCGGGCGGCAGTTGCAGGATGCCATCGAGAAAGCCGACCGGGACAAGCGCGCCCGAGACCGCTCCAGCATGCGACACGATTGATAAGGAGAACAAATAACATGATGCTCGCACTCGGGTTTTTCGTATTCATGCGCCAGACGCTGCCCTTTCAGAGCATGCAGCGGGACGCGGAATATCGCTGGCCGTCAAACAGCCGCATCGGCAAGCGTGACGCCTTTCAGTTTCTCGGCGTCGGAGAGGAGAAAATCACCCTCAGCGGTGAGCTATACCCGGAGATCACCGGCGGCAAACTGACCCTGACGGCGGTCAGGCTGATGGCTGAAGAGGGGCGGGCGTGGCCTCTCCTGTCGGGCAACGGGATGATTTACGGGATGTACGTTATCAACAGCGTCAGCGAGACCGGCGCGGAGTTTTTCACGGACGGCTCACCCCGAAAAATCACGTTTAATCTGGCGCTCACGCGTGTTGATGAGTCGCTCGCGGCCATCTATGGCGACCTGAATAAACAGGCCGGTGAACTGGCCGGCAAGGCCAAAGACGCCGCAACCAAAATCACATCGTCGCTGGGGTTCTGATGACTGATGCCCTTTACAGCTCGCCGGGGAGCACGCTCACCCCGGCCTATATGCTGAAAATCGAGAGCAAGGATATTACCGGCAACATCAGCGATCGCCTGATAAGCCTGACCATGACCGACAACCGGGGCTTTGAGGCTGACCAGCTCGACCTTGAGCTCAACGACGCCGACGGGCGGGTCGTGCTGCCGGTGCGCGGTGCAGTATTGTCACTCTGGCTCGGGTGGAAAGGGTCGGCGCTTATTGAGAAAGGCCGGTTTACCGTGGATGAGGTAGAGCACCGGGGCGCACCTGATACGGTGACCATCCGAGCCCGCAGCGCGGATTTTCGGGGCTCGCTCAATTCGCGGCGTGAACAGTCATGGCATGACAAAACCCTCGGCATGATTGTCGAGGCCATCGCGGCGCGTAACAAACTGGAGGCGGCTGTCGCACCCGAGCTTGCCCGGATTGCGATCCCGCATATCGACCAGTCGCAGGAGTCGGATATCAAATTTCTGACGCGGCTCGCTGACCGGAACGGCGGAGAAGTGTCGGTTAAATCCGGGAAACTGTTATTCCTCCAGGCCGGAAAGGCGCTCACCGCGAGCGGGAAACCCATTCCGCAGGTCACCATTGCCCGCAGTGATGGCGACCGGCATCAGTTTTCCATCGCTGACCGGGGCGCTTACACCGGCGTAACGGCGCAGTGGCTGCACACTAAAGAGCCGAAGCCGAAAAAAGTGAATGTGAAGCGTAAGCCAAAGGCGCAGCAGGCGGGCCCCCCGAAGCATCCGAACGCAAAAAAGAAGGAAGAGAAAGAGCCTGAAGCACGCCAGGGCGAATACATGGCCGGGGAAGCGGATAATGTCTTTGCCCTGACGACCGTTTTCTCGACAAAAGCGCAGGCGATGCGCGCGGCGCAGGCGAAATGGGACAAGCTACAGCGCGGCGTGGCGGAGTTTTCCATCACGCTGGCGCTTGGCCGTGCCGATCTTTATCCCGAGACACCGGTCGCGGTATCTGGATTTAAAAGCATCATTGATGATCAGGCGTGGATAATTACTAAAGTGACCCATGTGCTTAACAGCAACGGTTACACCACCTCGTTAGAACTGGAGGTAAAACTCTCAGATATAGCGTGTGAGTTCAATGAAAATGATGAATTAGAATAGCAAGGTCATCAATTTACATCGGTCTTGAAAAGCTTCTATGCCCACTTTTTCGGCAATTCTGTGTGTTAAACTTTCAGACTTATGCTTGATGTCGGTAGGGGTGAATGTTTGTTCTAAGTTTTGACTATTATGTGTATCATAGATTCACTAAAAGTGAATTGGAGTTTCAGATGTTCCATTGCCCGCAATGCAAGCACGCCGCTCATGCACGTACGAGTCGTTATCTCAGTGAAAATACCAAAGAGCGTTACCACCAGTGCACCAATATCAATTGCAGTTGCACCTTTGTCACAATGGAGTCGATACAACGCTATATTGTTACTCCGGGCAAAATCGACCCTGCGCCACCACATCCCACTAGTACCGGACAGCGCCAGTTATGGATGTGAAACAACCCGCCCTTGTGCGGGTTTTTTTATGCCATTCTACCGCCACACCAAAAATCCACCGCCATTTTATCGCCACTCAGAAATCAAACAATAAAAAAGCCACTCTTTCGAGTGGCTTAATTATATGATTTTAAAGCTAAAATTTGGTGGCCCCTGTTGGGTTTGAACCAACGACCAAGCGATTATGAGTCGCCTGCTCTAACCACTGAGCTAAGGGGCCGTGGCGGTGAATTATAGAGTAACTTACCCTCGCAATCCAGCAGGAATCGCCCGGCTGATGTTTTTATAAACAGCGCATTTTCAATCTCTTATACTTAAGTTTATCGTTTCTAATCGGGAGTAAAGCATGATCCACGATATTCTGGCGCCGGGGCTGCGCGTCGTGTTTTGTGGCATTAATCCGGGGAAGTCCTCTGCCCATACGGGGTTTCATTTTGCGCATCCGGGAAATCGCTTCTGGAAAGTGATTCATCAGGCCGGCTTTACCGACCAGCAGTTGCGCCCGGAGGATGAGCACCATCTGCTGGATACGCGCTGCGGCATTACCATGCTGGTGCAGCGTCCAACGGTGCAGGCGACGGAAGTCGGGCTGCATGAGCTGCGTACTGGCGGCAGGGATCTGGTACATAAAATAGAGGAGTATCAGCCCGCCGCGCTGGCAGTGCTTGGCAAACAGGCGTTTGAGCAGGCCTTTAGCGTGCGCGGTGCGAAGTGGGGTAAGCAGGAGATGACCATTGGCGTGACGCAAATCTGGGTGCTGCCCAATCCCAGCGGCCTGAATCGCGCGTCGTTAGAGAAACTGGTTGAAGCCTATCGCGAGCTTGATGAGGCGCTGGCATCGCGCGGCTTGTAAATAACAGGCGAAAAAAAAGCTCCCGTCGGGGAGCTTTTTTGTCTGGCGTGACGATTAATCGTCGAGGAAGCTACGCAGCACTTCAGAGCGGCTCGGGTGGCGCAGTTTGCGCAGTGCCTTCGCTTCGATCTGACGGATACGTTCGCGGGTAACGTCGAACTGTTTACCCACTTCTTCCAGCGTATGGTCGGTATTCATGTCGATACCGAAACGCATGCGCAGCACCTTCGCTTCACGAGCGGTAAGGCCAGCCAGCACATCGTGCGTTGCAGCGCGCAGGCTCTCGGTGGTCGCCGAGTCCAGCGGCAGCTCGAGGGTGGTATCCTCGATAAAATCACCCAGATGCGAATCTTCATCATCGCCAATCGGCGTTTCCATGGAGATTGGCTCTTTGGCGATCTTCAGCACTTTGCGGATCTTATCTTCCGGCATCAGCATACGCTCAGCCAGCTCTTCCGGCGTCGGCTCGCGGCCCATCTCCTGCAGCATCTGGCGAGAGATACGGTTGAGCTTGTTGATTGTCTCAATCATATGCACCGGAATACGGATGGTGCGCGCCTGATCCGCGATAGAGCGGGTGATTGCCTGACGGATCCACCAGGTTGCATAAGTCGAGAACTTGTAACCACGGCGATATTCAAACTTATCAACTGCTTTCATCAGGCCGATGTTCCCTTCCTGAATCAGATCGAGGAACTGCAGACCACGGTTGGTATATTTCTTGGCGATAGAGATAACCAGACGCAAGTTCGCTTCAACCATCTCCTTCTTCGCACGACGCGCTTTCGCTTCGCCAATAGACATACGACGGTTGATATCTTTAACCTGCTCAATCGTCAGGCCGGTCTCTTCTTCAATCTGTTGCAGCTTCATCAGGCCGCGTTGCACTTCTTCAGTCACATCTTTCAGCTTCTCAGACCACGGTTTGTTCATGGCCAGCGCGGCGTTGAACCAGGTTTCGCTGGTTTCATTACCGGTGAAGAGGGTGATGAAGTTTTTCTTCGGCATTTTGCACTGTTCAACGCACAGCTTCATGATGATGCGTTCCTGGGTACGTACGCGATCCATCATCACGCGCATGCTGTTTACCAGGTAGTCGAACTGCTTCGGCACCAGACGGAACTGCTTGAAGACTTCAGACAGCTTGAGGATCTCTTCCTGTGCGGCAGCGTGGCTGCGTCCTTTTGCTTTGATTGTGTCGCGAGCCAGCTCGTACTGCGTGCGCAGTTCAGCGAATTTCTCACGCGCCAGCTCAGGGTCGATGCTGTTGTCATCGTCGCTGTCGTCATCGCTGTCGTCTTCTTCTTCATCTTCATCGTCGTCCATCTCTTCGCTGGAGAGCTCAGAGCCGACGTGGGTCGCCGTTGGCGCCATATCTTCTTCGGCGTTCGGATCGACGAAACCGGTGATCAGATCGGAGAGACGAGCCTGCTCTGCTTCAACACGGTCGTACTGTTCCAGCAGGTAGGTGATAGCTTCCGGATACTCGGCAACGGAGCACTGAACCTGGTTAATCCCGTCTTCAATACGTTTGGCGATGTCGATTTCGCCTTCACGGGTCAGCAGTTCAACGGTGC